CTTTATATCCTCACAGACAACATCCGCAAGCTTCTTTATTTCTCCGCTGTCGTCAGCTCGCCAGACCTTGCCGTCCCAATAGAACCACTTCTTGCGATTGTATGAATATCTGATAATATTTCCGAACATATCCTGCAATCTGTGAGCATTGCCAGTGTCGGTCATATCATAATCTTTCTTTGGCTCTTCCGCCCCCATCTTGCCATCACGGAACAGCGCAAGCGCAAGCGCCGTGTCATCCTTGTATTTATTTGGGTCATAGACATCAATACAAGCGGCGCAAGCCTTGCCAATCGTGATAGCCCCATACGTCCGACCGCTCCGCTTCGAGTCCCACTTGTCACGCATTAACCCAGACGTTCTGAATATCCTGTCCATCTGCGCTTCATTACGCTGAGTCCAGAACGCCAGATGATTGCACAGAGCTAAGTCAGCTTCAGACTGGCTTGAATAAACGCCTTGCCAGTTACCTGAGTAGAGCAGGTTGAACACATAGCCGCTCTTACAATTCCGAGCCTTATCAATAACCTCTTGGTCATCAAGACTTATCTCCGTATACTTCCTCAGTTCGAGCTTTGGAGTCTCCGCAGGAAGATACTTACTGTGCAGAACTTTTATTGATTCTGTACAATCCACTACCTCTCGATACTTAGGATTGTACAGCTTGCCTGTGCAGATAAAGTACCGACCTGACGAATACATTTCAACGTTTCCCTTGCGCCTTGCTCCACTCGGCAGAACGCCTTTGCAGATTATATGGATGCCAGAACCGCTCTTCGAGTATTCGGCATAACTCTGCAACGTTTCCACAAACTCATCGCAGAAGTCAACGTTATCAACGCAATGGTCAAGGTCAACACCGAAGTAGCCATTCGCAAACATAAAGCCAATGCCATCAAAATGATATTTCTCGCAAGCCGACACAGCCTCACTGAAACTTGCCCATGTACTTGAATCATTCGACTTCGCATTTCCGCCAGTATGCGGATTCTTCGGAATCTTATCTGCGCCTACCCAACACACCCATTGCGGGACACCTTTCAATTCCGCAGGAATATTTTCTGTCTTAGTTATCATCTTCTATCTCATCCAACTTTCCCGACAGCACTAACGCTGTCGCCTCGCAAACTATTGAAAACATAATCATATCAACATGAGCAAACGGAATGTTGCCCGCTTTGCCTCGTTGCCCCGCATCCTTCTGAGTCGTAACTTTAATCAAGTCATAAACATATTCTTTCAACGCAGGGATATTGGCTTCTTGTCCACCATCCATCAGAAACTTCCACATCGTATCTTTCAGAACGTTTGCAGGATTTTCAGTCATCCTTTTTAATCCTCTTTCTTTCTATCTCGCTTTCCGAAACATACCAACGCCTTGTTCTGGAATCCTGTATCGCATGAATCTTTCCGAGCCGAATCCATTCTCTCATTGTTCTGACCTTGATACCAATCATAGCGCTCGACTCTCGCAGTCCGAACACCGCTTCATCCGTTAGCTTCGATTTGTACATTCTCTTCTCCTTTCGAACAAAAGCATTTTTGCAAGCATGACCGTGAAGATTACTATCACTGTCTTGCGCTCTCCCGTAAAGCACATCAGCAAAATCAAAAAGATTTCTACGACCTCAAGCATAATTGCTGTTGACGTAAAAACCTTCGGCAAATAGAAAACATGGCTATTGTTCCTCATTGGGATACCTCCTAAAATAAAAATATATTTTTCTTAATTATACTACATTCCTACACTGATTAAAAGGCGTAATTCGATTTTTTGTAATATTTCTTGCGCTTCTTTGCCCATCCTGCATACATGCCAAACTCGTCCACAATATCCACAACTAACCCACAATCCTTGCCATCGAACTTCCTGCTGACACGACCTGTTGCCTGAATAACCGTTGTCTCATCCTTCTCAGGAGTAGCCAGAACGACCGTTCTCAAATTCGGAACATCCAGACCTTCTTTCGCCAGCTGATACGTTGCGAACACGCAATCAAGTTCTCCCTCGTTAAGCCGCCTTAACGCTTCTTTCCGTTCAGCTTTAGCCGCTTTTGAATTTCCCATGCCTGACAAGCACAAACAATTTCCATCAAACGCTTCCGACAGCTTCTTCACATACTCGACTCGATTGCCAAGCACAAGCATTGCGCCTCGGCTCTTTTTCTCTGCGATAACTTCCGAAACAAGATTAAATCTCGCTTCATCCTTTATCATGTCCGAAACAAGACTGGAGTAGTTGATTGTTCCATCACCAGAAAGCACCACGCTCAGATTCGGCATGTAATCTGTCTCGTAAAACTCGACCGACACTGGACATGTCGTGCTCTCTACTTCTTTTTTATCAATCTCACAAACAACATCACCAAGAAGAGCAAACATAGAATCTTCGAGACCATCAGCCCTGCTCGGAGTAGCTGTAAGCCCAAATTTATATTTACAACTGACATTGCTTAACACCTTATAGAACTGCATAACTCTTGTCGGTGAACCGATTGCCCTGTGACACTCATCGACAACTACAATATCCCACGCATCTCTGTACTGCTGTAAATCGAGCTTCGCCATCGTCTGAACCGTAGCGAACGTGATGCCGCTTCCAATATTGACTTTACCGCCAGTTATCTTTCCGTAAGTCGGCAGAGCAATATCAAGCACCGACCTCGCTCTGTCAAATGACTGGTTCAGCAAGTCCTGAGTATGTGTCAGCCACAGACACCTGCCGCCGATTCTCGATATTATCTCAAGAGCCGTCTGCGTCTTGCCAGAGCCGCAAGGCATTACCACTACCCCATGAAATGCTCTGAGCGCCTCCTGTATGGCTTTTTCTTGGTAAGTATAGGGTTTTATATTGGACTGATAATTAACTCGCCGTATGGGGCTTATAAGCGACCATATAGGGCATTTATCGCCGTACCTGTTTTTTACTTTGCTGATTGCCCCATACGGCAGAAACAGTTTGTTCCCGACCTTCTCATATAGCGCAAACTCCCTCGGAGTATTCCCGCACCACAGCCCCATATTCATGCGCTTGTGATACTCAGGATTCTCAAGCACGAAATTCTCGTAGCACCATTTGTAGATTTCATCTGACGGATGCTCGACAATGATTTTACTTCCGACCTTAAATTCCATAGTCACTCCGTCCTGCTTCTTTCTCGAACTGTTCAACCCATCGCTTCAAGTTATCTTCAAAAACAAGTTCGCCGTCAAAGTCATAATAGGTGTCGCCTTCGTAAACTTCAGTTCCGAACACATCCTCGAACAACGGCTCATCAAACTCATCGTAATCTTGTTTGTTGTTTTCCAAAGTCATCGCCAATCCTCCAAATTAACCTTCTCTTTCGTTTTCAGTTCCGCATACGGCACAGCACAAATCCAATTTTTATACTTCACAAATATATACGGCATTGTATTCCCACAAGCTAACCACTTATCAAACGCCATCTTCTGATTCTCTTCGAGTCTGTTGATTCGGAATATATTATTCACAGAAGTCTTGCAATCTCCTGCAAGCGCAATGCCATCTTTAACGGCAATTATGTCGAACGGCTGTGCGCCTGATTCATTCGGTGATATAAAATGCACCCACCAACCTTCTTCTGCAAGCAATTGGCACAGCTCTTTTTCAAAATCACTTCCAAGTTTCTTGTTATTCATAATCCCCTCATAAGCATGAGGGACTTTCGCCCCTCATGCCGTTGTCTGTTCTAAAAGAAGTCAGGCAGGTCAGCGTCAGCCATCTTCATGAATCCGTCCTCGGTAGACTCACCGCCGTTCTCATCTTTCCACGGCGGAAGGTCGCCCTGTTTGTCAGCCCTGATAAAGTAGCTGATTCTTGCCCTGCCATCCTCGTCATGTTTAACTTTGCAAGCGCCGACCTTGCCGAGCCAAGTGGTCATGTTGAAGTCACCTTCTTCAATAGCCGAAAAGCTGTCAAAGAACTGCGTCAGCATCCTGTTCGTAATCTCAGGACGGTCATCCAGAAATACGATGTAATGGTACAGAATCTGCCGACTTCCGCTCACCTCAAACTGTAACGCAAGCATATCATTCCCGTTCTTGCTCACAGCTTTGTCTGCCGATTTGATTCTGATACGATACGTACCTTCGGGAATCTGCGGAAACCTCTGTTCTTCCCTCTTATAACTCCACGCCATCACCGTTCTCCTTTCTTACTTCCTCAAAATCAACTTTCTCTATCGTAATCGTCACACTGTCAAAATGCTCGATTATCGACCGTGCAAAATTCATGACATCAACGAAATTGTCAAAATGTCCAACAACAGTCTCATCATACTTAATCTTCTGTTTCAGCGTCACCCTGTACAGCATCCTTCTCTCCTTTCTGGAAATTCACAAACTCCTCAATCCTGCAATGTTTACGGTTGTCAATCTGATTTTTTGCATATATGTTCTGAGTCGCCTCAAGCAGAATCCCGTGCTGATTATCCTTGTTCACAAATATCTTTCCGACTACATCGCACAGTCCGCAGATATTATCAACGATTCGAGCATTGCACTTCGGATAAAGTCGGCTGTACTGCGAACCATCAGGATTCGTGAACTGCTCCGTTGTCTCCCATGCTGTCCAGATAACGTTTACTCCAAGCGACTTCATATAGCGCAGACTGTTCACGAGTTTGAACTGCATGTACTGATAGTCGCCCATAGCAGGAACGCCCTTATTCTTTCCTTTACTACCAAGGTCACTTAGGATACAACGTTCAAGCTCTGAAATATTATCAACAGCGATTGTTCTAATGTCATTCTTTTCAAGTTCGCCGTTCTTCTTCATTTCTCCAAGTTCGAACAGCGTTTTACTCCAAGCCTCGAACGTGTTGATGTTGTCAATCCTCTCAACAAACAGCTTGCTCGTGTCCTTCACAATCTCGCCCTTCGCAAGCGTCTTTGTAATCGTGCGGTCAACATCAAGCACAATCGTGTTTCCCTCACTTGCTTCGGCAATCAGACCTATCGCCGTCGATTTGCCAACTCCCGGAGGGCAGTACAACAGGGCAGTGTACTGGTCATCCGCCTTTATAAGCTCATCAATCTTCTTCAGTTCCATACTCGGTCTCCTTTCTTGTGAACTCTATGTAATCCTGATTCGGGTCATAATGCAAGCACACTGGCGCATACTCACAGAGCCGTCCCCATGTCTTGCAATGGCAGGTGTTCCGATACATCGCTTCATGCGGAGCGCACTCCATTTCATCCACAACTATCGCAAGCGACTTCTCAAACTCCGCAACTTCTTCGTCCGTCCTTGAAATCAAGAACGCTCGGATTTTCGAGTCGGTATCTTCGTCATACCACTCGACCATCCTCTGGAAAAACTCCTTTTCCGATTCGTTCTTCTTCTGTCGGATGTTCGGCTTGCGGCAAACCGTATACCACATCTGCCTTGCGCCAGTCAGCCACATGTACATCAGAATCTGCTCGTCACGTTCAAGACCTGCTTCATACTCAAACGTATCCATGCTCGTTGTCTTGTGCTCCACAAGAGTTCCGTCATCAGCAATGCCGTCTACGATTCCAACAATCTTATTTCCGTTAAGATTCTTCTCGAACCACTTCTCACAAGCACTGACCTTGAACTGTGGGAAGATGTACTTCCAGTAAGCAGAAGCCATCGCCTGCTCCTTCGAGTAATCCTCTTCAACTGCGTACAGGTCACCATCGGTAAGAAGCGTTTCAAGCAGTTCGTGATAGCTTGAGCCAGTCTGCAACGCTTCAGCTTTTTCCACTGGCTCAAGACCATACACGTACTTGAGTTCGTAGGCTCTGCGACACGCCTTAAACAGCTTTATCTTTGAGATACTCACTCTCATTTCAGCATATCTCCAATCGCCTTGAGAATGTCTTTTGCGGCGTTCTCCGTCAGCTTATCAATAAGCTCCGAAACGTTATCTGCGTCAAGCCTCGATTCGTTAACTGATTCGACCGCCTCAGCAAGTCCATCGTTCACCCACTCAAGATACGCTTTGCTCTCTTCCTCGTCCTGTTTCGCAATGCTCTCCGCAACGCCATTGATAATCACCGCCGTCGCGAACTTCAACTGGTCAATGTCACCAAG